TCAACACAACCTGGTTCTACTTTGGCCAAGACGTGCTGACCATTGACCTGGCGGGAGGTAGCCGGACGTTGAACCTGCCGACTGGCTGGAATACAGCTCAGGTGGGCAAAGAGCTGACCCTGCGCCTGACAGCCAGTGGCGCCAACACTCTCACGCTCGGAGCAGGCTGGCTCAACGCAGCGGGCAGCAACGTGGGCGCGATTGCGGCTGGCACGACTGGCCAGGTGATGGAGTACGTGTTTCGCTGGACCGGCACCAAGTTCATCGCACTCAACGCACCGGTGTGGGTCACCCCCTGATCGGCGGCCAAGCGAGCCACAGCATGCTACCCACCACCCACACCGCCGGCGACACCTTCGGCGCGCAGGTTTCGCTGGCTGCCTACCCAGCATCCGCCGGCTGGTCGGCGAAGCTGCGCCTGGTGCCGCGCGCCAGCGGTGGCGAAGCGTTCGAGCTGACAGCGACGGCGGCCGGCGACGCCTTCCAGTTCACAGCCCTGCCTGCCGTCACCACCCTGTGGGTGGCCGGCGCCTACAGCTCGGTGCTGTGGGTCGAGCGCGGCGCCGACAAGTACACCGTGGCCCAGGGCCAGCTGCAGATCGCGCCCGACCCGCGCACGCTGGCCGCCGGCGCCGACACGCGCAGCCTGCCGCGCAAGACGTTGGACGACCTGCTGGCCGCCCGCGCCGTGTGGGCCAGCACCCAGGGCCGCACCCGCCGCTACAAGATCGGCGACCGCGAGCGCGAATTCAACACCGCGGCCGAGCTCGACGCCGAGATCCGCTTCTGGCAGGGCCAGCTGGCCAACGAGCTGGCAGCCGAGCGCCTGGCCGCCGGCCTGCGCCCCCGCAACCGCATCCTGACGCGCTTCGTCCGTCCCCGCTGAGGTCCTGCCGATGAAGATCCGCTCCCGAGCCGTCCCCTCGGGCGGCAGCGCCCTGCTCGAAGCCTGGCGCCAGACGCACGGCCCCGAGACCGTGCGCGCCCAGGTCCTGGCCGCCCGCGCCGGCGACTGGTCCGGCCCGGGCTACAGGCGTCTGCAGCAGCTGTCGGGCAACGGCAGCCGGGCCTTGCGCGGCTACATGGCCGCCAGCAACGACCGCCTGGTCGAAGACCTGGGCAGCATGTTCGCCGACGTCTCGGGCAATGCTGAGGTGCGCATGTCGCTCAAGGCCATGCGCCGTCGCAGCCGGCAGCTGGCCAACGACAACGAGTGGGTCAAGCGCTTCCTGCAGCTGCTGCGCGACAACGTCGTGGGCCCGCGCGGTTTCACGCTGCAGAGCAAGATCTACAAGGCCCGCCGCAAGAACGGCGCGCTGGAGCTGGACCAGGACGCCAACGACACCATCGAGGCCGCCTACGCCAAGCAGTCCAAGCTGGGCGCCTTCAGTGCCTGCGGCAAGCTCAACCGCGCGGTCTTCGAGCGCGCCTGCATCACCAGCCTGGCCCGCGACGGCGAGATCGTCCTCGAGAAACTGCTCGGCGCGCAGTTCGGCCCCTTCGGCATCGCCTGGCGCATGCTCGACCCCGACCTGCTGGACGAAACGCTGAACCTCAGCGTCAACGGCACCTACCCTGGTGTGGGCCAGCTCGAAGCCGGCCACGAGATCCGCATGGGCGTGGAACGCAACGCCTACGGCCGCCCGGTGGCCTACTGGTTCTTCAACGTCCACCCGGGTGATGACCTGGGCGGCGTCTCGGTGCAGCGCCACCGCCGCGTTCCGGCCGATCGCATCATCCACCGCTTCATGGCCGACGAAGTGCGGCCTGACACCGCGCGCGGTGTGCCCTGGCTCTACGCGGCCATCCGCCGCATGGCCATGCTGGCAGGGTACGAAGAAGCGGCCCTGGTCAACGCCCGCACCGGCGCCAGCAAGATGGGCTTCTACGTGCCGCCCGCCGCACCTGGTGGTGGCGGCATGCTGCAGGAAACCGCCGACGGCAAAGCCCTGGCCGACGACGAAGACGCCGAAGGCAACCTGGTCACCGAAGCCGAGCCCGGCACCTTTGGCGTGCTGCCGGCCGGCTGGGACTTCAAGAGCTGGGACCCGAAGTACCCCGACGACGCCATGAAGGGCTTCGTCACCAGCATGCTGCGCGCCTTCGCCAGCGGTGTGGGCATCACCTACAACACCATCGGCAACGACCTCGAAGGCGTCAACTTGTCCACCATGCGCCACGGCGCGAACCAGGACCGGGACACCTACCAGGCCATCCAGAGCTGGTTCGTCGAGCACATCTGCGAATGCCAGTTCGAGCCCTGGCTGCAGATGGGCCTCACCTTCGGCCGCATCGGCACCCTGCCGCCGGATGGCTTCGAGCGCTTCAACAAGCCGCGATTCATCCCGCGCGTGTTCCGCTCGCCAGACCCGCAGAAGGACGTGGCCGCCGGCGCCCAGCAGGTGGCCCTGGGCATCAACAGCCGCACCCGCCTGTGCGCCGAGCAGGGCCTGGACTTCGAGGAAGTGCTGGAAGAGCTGGCCAGCGAGCAAGCCGCGGCCAAGGCCGCCGGCGTGAGCCTGGACACCCAGTCCGCCACCGCCCACAAGAACCCGCCCGCCGCGGCGCAAGGTCCCAAGGCTGGGGCCGCCGCTGAAGGCGACGAGACACCCCCTGAAGACGAGGAACCCGACGATGACCCCGCTGCAAGCTAACCGCTACTGGTCCCGCGCCGACGCGCCGGGCCGCGCCGCACTCACTGCCGCGCTGGCCCAGCTGCAGGTGGGCCAGCGCCTGCGCCTGGCCGACGTCACGCGCGCCATGCCTGCCGGCACTGAGCCTGGCACTGCGCCCGCCGAAGGCGAGCAGCGCGCCGACCCCGTGCCCGACCTGGTGGAGTACACCACCGGCGCCATCCGCGCGGCCGAGCTCGACGAAGAGTCGCGCGAGGTCGAAGTCAGCTTCAGCAGCGAAGTGGCTGTCGAGCGCTGGTGGGGCAACGAGATCCTGGGCCACGCCCAGGGCGAAGTCGACATGTCGTGGATCGCCTCGGGCCGTGCGCCCGTGCTGGCCGACCACGACCCGTCGCTACAGATTGGCGTTGTCCGCAGCGCCCTGATCGGCCGCGACCGAAAGGGTCGCAGTGTGTGGCGGTTCGGTAAGTCCGCCCGCGCCGAGCAGGAGATGCAGGACGCCAAAGACGGCGTGCGCGTCAACGTGAGCGTGGGCTACGAAATCCGCGAACTCGAGCTGGTGAAGCAAGAGGGCGACGTGAGGACGTACCGCGTGACCGACTGGCGCCCGCTGGAACAAAGCCTGGTGTCGATCCCTGCCGACATGGACGTCGGTGTGGGCCGCGGCGCTGAGGACAACACCCCCCCTGTCAACACCCGAAAGAAGGAACCGATCATGACCGAGAAGACCATCCTCGATCCGGCAGAAGCCGAACGCATCCGCGCCGAAGCGCGCACCGCTGCCCAGCAGGAAGAGCAGGCCCGCGTGCGCGGCATCCTGGCCCTGGCCACCTCGCACAACATGCGCGAGCTGGGCGAGAAGGCCATCAACGATGGCACCAGCCTCGACCTCTTCCGCGGCCTGGCGCTGGAAGAGCTGCACAAGCGCGGCAGCGACAAGCCGCTCTACCAGCCCGCCGGCCAGCTCGGCCTGACCGACAAGGAAGCCCGCAGCTTCAGCGTGGCCCGCTACATGCGCAGCCTGATCGACAAGGACACCAAGCTCGCCCCGTTCGAGCACGAGTGCGCCAGCGCCGTGCGCCAGGCCATGGACAAGGCCGGCTACCGCGGCAACGGTGGCGGCAACTTCCTGCCGTTCGAAGTGATGCAGCAGCCCCTGCCGGGCGTGCGGGTGGTCGAAGGCCGCCTCATGATCGGCGACCGCGTCATCACCGACCAGCGGGACCTGTCGAGCCTGACGACCGGCGCCGGCGGTGCCACCGTGGCCACCGACCTGCTGGCCGCGGACTTCATCACCTTCCTGCGCAACGCCACCATGGTGCGCCGCATGGGTGCCCGCGTGCTGGGCGGCCTGGTGGGCAACGTGGCCATCCCGCGCCAGACCGGCACCATCACCGCGGGCTGGGTGGCCCAGGGCGGTGCTGCCAGTGAGAGCGACGCCACCTTCGCTGTGGTGACGCTGGCCATGAAGACCATCCACGGCATCCAGGACGTCACGCGCGACCTGCTGCTGCAAGGCACCCCCGCGGTGGAAGGCCTGGTGCGCGCCGACCTGCTCAACAGCATGGCCGTCAGCACCGACTTCGCAGCCCTGCACGGCACCGGCGCCAGCAACCAGCCCACGGGCCTGGCCAACACCGCCGGCATCGGCGCGGTGGCCGGCGGCACCAACGGCGCCGCACCCACCTGGGACAACGTGGTCGACCTGGAGAGCGCAGTGGCCAACAACAACGCAGCGCAGGGCGCGGTGGGTTACCTCACCAACACCCGCGTGCGTGGCCGCCTCAAGCGCACCCAGAAGTTCACCGGCACCAACGGCCAGGAGATCTGGATGCCGCCGATGGCTGGCGACGACCCCAGCGTCATGGGCGCCCTCAACGGCTACCGCGCCGGCGTCAGCAACAACGTGCGCAGCGACCTGACCAAGGGCACCAGCAATGGCGTGTGCAGCGCGCTGTTCTTCGGCAACTG